CGGCAAGCTTAGATTTCATTAGAGTTTTAAGCTCATCGTCTGAGACTTGGCTATTAGTAGCTAAGCCTAAAGCTTCGAGCATTTCACTACGATTCATAATTGAACCCTCATTTTGTTGGTTTACGTCAAATTCTTGACTATTGTAGCCTTTATCTGTGGCTGGTGCAAAAACGCCTTTTAGCTTTTCTACTAGCTTATTAAAAGCGCTTTCGTTTAGTGGTTCTAGTTGGTCGTCATTATCAACATTACATACGATAACTTCACCCTGCTCAACATTAGCATTAAAGCGCACCATGGTATCTTCACCACCTGCCGGAGCTTCAACTTTAGGGTCTAAGAAAGCAAGGTGGTCATAGTTTTGACCTTTGGCCACCATTTTATACGGCACACCATCAAGCTCGCCTGATTCACTATTACGTGTAAATGTCAATCCTGTAGATACACCAAATGTTTCTTTGTTGCTTAGGATTTCAGTCCATCGCTCGCCATCATCTTGAGCAGCCAGCTTTTTCTTATTCACTAGCGTATCAACTTTCCATGTACCATTGTCCAGGTAATGCTTACCAACAAGCGAGCCGCTAAAGAACATTAACCCTCTACCTTGCTTAGCGGATACGTTTGCGCCGCTAACCTTTGGATGACGCAAAGTTATTGGCTGCTCCTCAATTGTAGGCATACCCTCGGCGTTATGCTGCTCAAAGTATGCTATTTCATTCATTACTTTGTTGTTTTTAGTGACAGGTATGCCGCTAATCTTAAAGTGAGTGTCGGTTTCTTCTATTTGAGATTTACCAACATTGGTATAAAGTTGTGCGTTGGTTTTAAGCATAAAAAAGCCCCATGTGTTAGATAGGGCTATTGTATCAAGTTTTAATAGGTGGCGCTAATTACTCTCCAAAAGCACCATCCAACGCCTTGCAGTAAATAAATGCAATAGTTATAGGCACAGAGCAAGGAGCAATAATAAACATAAACCAAGGCATGTGCTTGGTATTATCTGCGGCAATAGCTGCAAACAAATAACCAAACACGATGTAGATATATAAAGCAATCATTTAACCGTCCTCAGTAAAATTAAAATTCTTTGTTTTGTATCTTTGTTTAGTGTTGGATAATTAAAACTATCTCGCATTTTCTTTGTTATCATTCGTTTCATAAATCACCCGTTTAACTCAATAGCTCTTACTATTGATTCTTTAGCTTCGATTAGGTCAGTTGATAAGTCCTTATGACCGCGTATGCCACTGCAAAGCAATTTCTTAACTGCGTGCTGTGTTGCTGGGCACGAAACCTCAAAAGCTTTTAAAACGTCATATACATCAACTATTGCGCTATTGCCTTGACGGTCTGATATTTCACGCTCGTATTTATTTGCGCTGATTGTTAAATTCTTATCAGTCTCTGAACTATTAGGCTTTTCCGAATCTTTGACCTTATCACGCTCATTCATCAAGCGCTTAAGTTTTCCTATTGCCATTAGTTGGGCGTAGGTTAATGGTCTTTTTTTGTGCACACCCCCATTTATTACTTCACCATCATTGTCAATGTAAAGATATGATTCAAGCCCGCCAAACCCACTACTGCCAGCCCACTCATCAAACCCAAACAACCCAAACGCCTCTACAGCATCATTATACTTCTGCTCTGTGCCTAGCTCTGATTTTGGTATGTAGTCGCCTTGGCGTGGCTCGTTTAGTTGGAAGTCACCATAATAGTCAATATCTAAATCACCACACATTAATTTGTTAGAAATATAACTTGCTGAGTATCTTTGCTCTCCATCTGCATAACAAACAGCGCCATTTTTCCATTCAATATTACTCATCACTCAACCCCTATTTCAAAATCATCTGCCATTTGTGAAAGAAATCCACACAACTCATTACGCAGTGACTCGCGCAACTCGTCACGACAATCGCAACACTCACCACCATCTAACCATTTATTTAGCGTTGGCATAACATCAATATCGCACAGTACATTATCACGCGATATAAAAGCCTCTTTGCTGCGCTCTGTACTGCGGTCGTATTGCACTTGGTTATTTAAAACTAACTCAGCCGCGCCGTGAATCCAATCAACGCGGTTAATATTCATTGCAGCCTGTGCCGCTTCTTTTGCTTTTATTGTTTGCATTATCCATCTCCATTTAATTACCTGTGACTAAATATAATATTAAACAAAATACTTTACAAGTTTTATTTTTATAGTTATTGTGAGTGTGAAATTAATTATTGGAGATAGAAATGAATAACAAAATTTACCCAGCTATTTACAAGTCAGTTCATAATGAAGAATATCTATATGCAGACAATGATAATTACTATAGTTACGAGCGTGAAACTTGGAATAAATCAGGTAATTGTGATGACCACGAAAACGATATAAACATCACCCAAGAATACCTAACCAACACTTACGGCAAGGTTAAAAGCAAAGAGCATGCAGAGTTTATTTTTGAGTTAGCTAAGCTGCATGGTTTTGATGTTGTAGGATCGACAAATAATGCTAAGTCTTTTGAGTTTTCAGGAGATTCAGCTTTAGTTCTTTATGAAATACCGACTGATATATTTGCCAACAACGAAGAATCAAGATTAATCACTATCCCACTACCACCTAAACAAATACAAACAGCAACATCAGAGGAAGAATTTGAAATGCAGCAGATTATGAAAAACAACGGTGACAACTTGGTTTTAGGTTGTGAAGATAGCATTAATAAACTATGCGACCAAGCGGCTGAGCAAATACTAAAAAAGAAACCTGCATTTACAGTCCGCGAAAATTCAGAGGGTGAAGAATGGCCTTGCGTTGATGATGAGGTAATAGTAAGAATTGATGTGCATCAATGGGATGTTAAATACGGCCATAATGTTGACGGTATGAATGGTGTTGTACGCTCTATTTTTAAAGACGATGACGTTACTGTTTACGCTGTTTCTGTTGATGGAGTTTGTTACTGCTTCGTTAGAGGGTTACTGCAAAAACCAAAAACACCAGAGGAAGAGTTGCGTGATGAGATTGAGTTAATCATAAAGGAATCTATTGATGAGGACTACTCGCCCAGCGCAAACGCCGAACACATAACAAGTGAAATTCTATCTAAATACAACATAACCAAAAAGCCGCAATAGCGGCTAACCTATAAAATCACTCATCCAGTCTGAGCCGTCATCATTGGCGGCAAAAGCCATAATAAAAGCATCTGCTAGGTTAGGGCTTTTAATCTCCCTTTTTTCTAGCTCCTCTTTAGATTCAACCATAACCTTACCTGACTTAGAGAATTTACGGCGTGGAGTTGATAGCTCGTTTATTAGGTCTTGCAAATAATCAATATCCTCATCAATACATATTAACTCTGACTCGCTTACAGACTCCATCCAATCTTCACCTTTATCGCACATGCTTACTGCTATGTATGTGTTTTTCAATCTTTGTGCAACATCCCACCAAGCCTGAGCTTTTAGGTTTTCGAAAAAGTCCTTATTTGCTATCGACTCATCAGCAGCATCGACATAGTAATCAGTCGGATTCAATACAGCACCACCAGCAATAAACTTACTATACCTTACAGCATGATATCCATTATCGCTTGAACGCTCCTGGTTAAGCTCATCAAACTTAGAGCCACAAGTAGCGCCAACACCTATAGAGTCGTACTTGATGTGAGCTTTCCTTTTGTAAGCGTTAGCATACACCCTAGAACAGCTCTGCATAAGCTCATCTTCTCCAGCCTGCCATTGCTCTACGAAAGTGCATAAAACACCATGCCTGTGAACCTCTGCGCATTTATCCTTGCCGCTGTCAGCAACATCGAAACCGGTTTGCTTATCTCCGCTAATATCAATACCTAGTTTTTTATGCGCTCCAATGGCTGCATTTAACCAACTAAGCTTAATTATCACCTTATCATCGTCTGAGCGCGGAACTCCTAAGTAAATATGCTCATGTGCCTCTGGGTCTTTTTCTTTTAGGCGCTCGGCTTTGCTTCTAGCTGTATCTGACAAGAATGGATTTTGATCGTAATTTATATGTTTTATAACGCAATCATCACCGAGTAAATTTGGTAGTTTGCTTTGTATGAAGTCAGCTTGCAGTCGTGGGTTCCACAATATCCACACC